TCGTGTTCCACACCATTCTCAAATTCAGATATTAAAGTCTTATATTCTGGCTTTATTTCCATCCCGAAGTCAGGAGCTAATTCTAAATCTGCCATACTTCCCCCTTATGTATATTTTAACGTTGTCCGTCTCACACCAGCATTTGTCGCCATAGCATTTTCAATTATTCCTTCAATAGCTTTCCTGTTCTTGTATATATCCGCAAAATCCCAAGCTTTAATTATAAGAATTGGCTGTGAACCAGAACTTTCAACGTTTCCTTTGTTTAATCTATTGAACCCTTGTTCTCCTAACGCCCTCATTCCTTTTCTTGATATAATCCCTTCCCCCGATTGTGCTATTATAGGGACTTCATCTCTTGCTAACATTCCAGAATGAGCTTTCTTTACTATCCCGCCCTGATGAAAAGATATTAAATTAAACGCTGGATGTATTGCAGACAACATTTTTGTTATGATTAACTTTGCAATTATCTGCGAAATAATCTGCATCATACTTCTACCGAAATCAGCAAAGACGTTTTTTAACTTAACAGTTTCTCCTGTAAATACTTTAAAGAACCCTTCGCTAAAAGCTGACTCCATAGCCCCAGCGGTCTTCGTTGCCATCAATTCCATACCATCAATGTTTTCTTTAAACTTTTGAATATGGACATCTTTTCCTAAAGACTCTTGGAACTGTTTCATCTTTAAAATCATATTGTCAAGGTCGGTTTCCCATTTGCTATTTCCAGAAAAAGCCTTTCCTAAGTCTTGAGCTAATCCTTCTCCAACCTTCGTCGCTGTATCAGCTACGCCTTGAAGCCCTTCTTTTAATCCGCCAAGACTTCCTTTAGATTCTTTCGCTAACGCCCCGAGAACGCTTGGCAAATAAGATAAAACATTTAATGTCTTCTCTAAAAATCCAATTAAATCAATCAACGCTTGAGATATTCCAACGATGACAGATGATACAATAACACCCATTCCCTTGAACGCTATTTCAAAGACATTCGCAACGCTAATGCCCATCTTCTCAAGAACTACCATTACCGCAATTATTCCAGCGATTGCAACGATTACTTGAGGCATAGTAGCACCAGAAAGTATCGCCATCTTCGAAATCAATGACGCAATAACGCCAGAAACTGTTATTAGATTTCCTATAAACATTCCTAATACCCCGACGACAACAAGAATCCCGCCCGACCATAAAGCAAAATTAACAATAGATTCTTTTGTCTTTGAGTCTAAATCTGTCCATATCTTTGTAAGATTTGCCAATGCGGTTGTGAACTTGTTTACCGTTGGTAGCATAGCTTCTGCGATTGATACATTAAGCCCTGTAAAAACATTATTCAGCCTTTCCATTTCACGGCTGACAGATAATGAATATGATTGTGCGGACTTAAAAGCTACTGCGAGAGGCGTTATAAAAGACGATCCAACAAAAGTTATGTTCTTTGAGATATATCCTATTTCTCTCCCAAGCTGTTTTAAGTTTGTCCCTGCGGTCTTCAAATCAGAACTAAATTTTTGTATCCCTTGCATGTTAATCTTTATATTTATGTCTTTACTTGCCATAATCTTTTTCCATCCTTGACATAATATTACTAATAATTGTAATTAAAGAACTGAACTTTGCTGTTTGGTCTAAAAATCCGTTCTCATTCGGCAAAAATCCGTTCTTGTATTCAAAATAGCATTGAAGATATAGAGATATTGAATCATCAATATATTTCAAAGGGCATTTATCAATAATAAATCCTTCAATCTTTCTTTCAATCCCACCATTACATCCACGAGAATTTTTCATCTCGGTGTTGCACTTTTGGCAATCAAGGTCATTAAACTGAGCCCAGATTGCCAAAGTTAGTTTTTTATTTCTTGCCCCGTCGGAAAACTCATTGATATAATCTTCTCAACTATCTCTACCAAAACAGGCAATTCAATTAAATCTAAAACGCTGTCATCAATGTTATTATAATCTTTCCCGTCGAGATTTTTGATTTCTTTAAGGCACGCCTTAATAATATCAAACATCTTTTCTTGAATGACTTTGTTATCTATGCTTCCATCATTAGATTGAACGCCAGAAGCTATAGCAAATTTCTGCCTATTAGTCATATTTCCAAGAACAAAAATAGTCGGATTATCTCCTTTGTCTATCTTAGAAATAAAATTAAATCGTTCTTTCACATCAATTCCTTTTAGCATAGACATCCTTTCTATTCGAACTTCAGAATAAGCTCATCGTTTCCTGCGTCTTTAGATAATGAAAAAGGAATATCTAAAGCTCTTAATCCATTCCTATCTCCATCACCAACGCTATCTAATGTAAGCTTAGGAGCTGTTATTGTAAGCTTATTCCCATTTGCAGAACCAATAACAAGACTTAATGCTCTTGCTGTGGCTCCTACAAAGTCTGATTGAAAGTTATAAGTTGACATAGATACTGCTTCAGGATTCAATGACCCGCTCGGCTTTCTTGCTGTAATAATAAATCCTTTAATCCCGCCAACAGAATTTATGTCATCTTGCTCAACAATCTCATTATTCAAATCAATATTTACAGCTTGAACAATCAAAGAGTTTACTGAATTCAAAGTGAATAATGAGCTTTCAACAATCGGCGGTAACGTTGTTTCATAGGTCGGAGCAGTAGGATTAACAACATCCGTAGGTGCGTTATAAAGCCCCTTCATATCAAAAGACATAATTCCAATCCCGCCAGCTTCAATTTTTAGCGACATCGTTCCCCTAACGCCTGTTATCTTATGGAGAATAGAACTTGATGAAGATACTTGGTCATAAGCATATATTGTTACTGACTTATGGCTTTGTGGGTTCGCTGGAGAATATGTAACGCTTGAACCCGCTGAGACGACTTCAGCAAATCCGCACGCTTCTAATAAATCTCCTACCCTTGAAGCTGTTCCTTTTGTACCGCCACCTTTAATTTCGACATCGAAGGAACATTTAATCCATCTCTTTCCCATCAACGGAGATAATGGAGATATATTATTCCTCATCGTGTCCCGTTCTTGCTTATCGCCTTCATAACTTATATCGAAGTTCATAACTTCGATAGCGTTTGCCGAAGGCGTAGGCGTAGGGTCTGTCCCGTAAGTTGCCTCTTCCTTTACTAAAACAAATCTGTTCTTCGTTAACATCTTATTCCCCCCTTTTATTATGTTCTTGTTAAAGATTCTTGCTGAAATAGAATATCAACAATTATATTACACGTTCTTGTCGGATATTCTATTATCTCATAACGAGTTTCTTTTATATTCGTATCAATAACAATTCCGCCGATAGTTATATCTTCGCTAATAGCTTTTTTAATATTATTTTCAAGCTCTAATAAATCCTCAAGCTGTAAGTCTTTATCGTGCTGTTGCGTTATCCCTATAACTGCGACCTGAAATGTTAGTCTTTGTCTTCCATAAACAATACCGCTTTCAGAAATCATCAATGGCTCAATAACTATTGTAGGATATTGAGCAACATTATCTCTTACACCAAGAAGAATATTCCCGTCATCTACATTTCTTAATGCAGAACTATTTCTAAGAGATGTCTGCAACGCAAGAATAATTGTTTTAGGATTGCTCATATCTTTATTGCCTTTCTCATTGTATCAACTAAAATGTTATAAGCTTCTTCTCCATATTCCTGAACCGTTCTTTGCATATACTTAAACGCTGGTATTTTTACCGACCTTTTCAAAAGAAATAAAGCGTCAACCTTCCCATTATGTTTCTTCCCATAAATAATAAGCCCGCCTCTTTTTCCTCTTTTGATAAACGACTCTTCGTATTCACTAATTCCGTTCCTTACTTCATTGGCGGTAAATTTTAACGTTCCTTTCTTAGTCAATGCCTTCGGCAATGGAACGGTTAACATCTTTCCTTTTGCCCTTATTGTTCCGCCCTCTTCTAAAATATTAGCATACTTTACTCTTTCCCCCGTCCTAACACCAGAACCAACAATTCCTACAAGATTATCTCCTTCTCTTACAACTATTGAACTAATACTGCCTCTTAATCTTCCGCCTCTTGTTTTAAGAATCCTATTCGTTACATTCTCCCTTAACTTAGATGCTAAAAATATCGTCGCCATTGTAAGCCCTTTATACAGCGGGCTTTTAATATCCTCTGGTCGCAAAGATTCCAAAGACTTAATAACTCTATTGACTTGATTAGAGTCAACGCTAATCGTAATCATATCTTAAATGTCTATCTGCAAGCTTATATGCTTTGCTTACATTTTCATTATAACTTAACAATTCTCCTGTAACAGCATTTATTCGCCCTTGACTTCGCAAGAATGACGCAGAAGCAATCTCTAAAACAGCTTGTATCAAATCTTTCGGCATAGGCGTTTCGCCTTTATCTATGTCCGTTCCATATCCGCCACGATATAAAACCTTTATAGCGTCATTCCCGCCGATAAACAACCCGTCATTTGTAATAATGCCTGATTCTTTATCAACCGAATAATCTTCAGGAGAAACTAAAGTTTCAGGACTAAAAATCCTATTTGCGTCATCATAGATAGCAACAACTTCAATAATAGGCGTTTCTTTTACCATTATTGATTTCCTGTTCCGCCCGTTCTTTATCTCTGTAAAATCGCCTACCTCAAACTTCCTTCCACAATATCTTTTTATTTCTTCATCTGCCGACCTTAAATTTTCAAATAGTAATACGTCGCTTGTGTTATTAGTAATATTTAAGAACTGCTTTAAGTCTTCTAACCTTGCTATCATTTTACCCCCTTTAAGATTTCGTATAAACGAAAAGCACTTTTGTCCCAAGTAAACTTTGAATGAATTCTCTCGCTTGCACGCTTTCCTTTTTCATACGCTTCTTTATACCTCATCATTACATAAACCATCTTTTCAATTAAATCTTTTGTATCAACAACAGCTCCCTTTGCACTTATTTTATAATTCTCAAGATTCTGCTCAATCATTGAAAACTTCAAAGGATACCCAACAGTTTTATCAAAATATTCTTCAACCCCCGTTACTTGTGTCGCTATGCAAGGACATCCTGTCGCCATAGCTTCTGTTAAAGTTAATCCCCACCCTTCACCTACCGTTGGCATTAAAAAACAATTAGCAGAACAATATAAGTTATATAATTCTTCTCTTGGAACTTTTCGTGTATCAACAAAAATATTTTTATGTTTTCCAAGAATTCTTATACTGTCAGCATACTTCCTTAATGGCAACCTTCTCAACATATTTATTGTAGCACTACGTATATCATTTTTACAACCATCAATTCGAAATATTTGCTTCCTATGTTTCCACACGTTTTTGAAGAATTCTTTGAAATTTAACTTGTGCATAGTTGTCTTCAAATAAATTTCAACGTTCGGGAAACCTTCAAAAACTTTTATTGCTTCAAGAACAGAAAAATATCCTTTTCGAGGATTAGGTGCTCCAACCCAAAGAAACCTGAATTTCCCGTCGGCATTATAATTCTTTGCCCTGTCATAAAACTGAAAAGTGTTTGGCTCAATTCCTTCCCAACATACTTCAACCTTTTTATGCGGTAATGCTTTCTTAAATAAATCTTTGCAGAACTTACAAGGAACAATTATGGAATACGCTTTCTCACATCCTTCAATATATGACTTTGGAAGAGTATCAAATTCCCACATCGTATTATGCGATAAAAACCCTTCAGCTATTAACGTTCCTGTTGTTGTTAACGTCCCTATCAATTCTTGATTTTCTATTGGGATTATTTCAATTATCTCTCCTTCATTTTGCATTCTATGCGACCACGTCCTTTGCCCTTCCCATAAATATTTTACTTTTTCTAATAATCTCTTTGGTCTTATCATCCCTACAAATTTTAATCCTTGATGTATTTGAACCGAATAACAAGAACTATTTGGATATTTTTTATTTTTATTTCTACTCTTATTGTATGTAAATCCAAATTTTTCAATTAAAGAACAAGCGTAATCAAGAAC